ACTATACTATTAGATCTATTACTAACTAACACTTCATCTAACTTTTTTTCAAGTGACGAAAATTTATAATCTAACTCTTCTCTTACTACTTCTCTTATTAATTTCTTAAATATATTAACCTTCATTTTAACTCCTAATGTTTTTGTTATCGTTTTGTTCTATGTAATGATGATGACTGAAAAATCTTGGACCATCTATTCCATATGATGTTATGTTTCCATTGTTATCTCTAGTCACATCTCTTGCTTTTAATTCTTCTAACAAACTATCAAGGTTCTTTATAGCATTATCAACTGTTGGACCACTAACATCCTTCAGAGGTGTTCCCACCGCATCAACAAGTGGTATCGGTACTCCTTGTACAAGGGCATGAGCATTTTTTACTATCTTCACTAAATTCTCCAAAAGAACTCTTAATGATTCACCCAATACCATTGGTTGATCTTGAGTTTTAGATTGCTTCCCTAAATAAATATTCTGAGATTCAATAACTGAGAATCCTTTATTAGTAATAGTTACATTTCCTCCAGCACCTAAGTTTATATTACGATATGCTGACATCGTTAAATCATTATCTCTAGCATCAAAAGTTATCCTATCTGAAAATATTATTAGTTGGTCAAACTCCGTTTGTGATTCTGGAGTTTCTTTATTAGTCGCAGCATATAAATAATCAAATTTATCTTGTCTTGGTAGATTATTACCACTTACTTCATCATTACCAAAATTTATTTGATAACCAGGATATTTACCTTCTATTAAAGTTTCTCGTTCTTCATTTATTCTTCTGTCGCTTGATAAACTTCCGTAACTTGGAAAATAATCATTTATAGTCCCAAGTGATAATAAACCTATACCAGTGCCGGATACTGCTCTTGTATTATTTTTTATTGTTATATATGGATTAATAAAACGAGTACCTATTTCAATTGAATTGCCGTGTCTCCCTTCAAATGTTAAATTAGAATAGTGTGATTGTGTATGTACCTTTGAACCAACTTCTCCAACTCCTAAATTATATGGTCGGTCTAAAAACACATTTTTATCTTTTAATACTCTTTTTATATTAACTTTTTTATAATCTAAATTGTAACCACTACTATCGTCAGAACTAGATACGGAAATTTTTCTATTACCACCAAACGAGGAATCATAATAGCTATCAGGACAATAGTTTGGATTGTTAGTTGTATTTAAAGGACCTAAGTAAAAAAATATATCACCTATTCTTGTAAAAATAACACTATCTCCCCTAGCCACCGAGTCTGAAACTCCTCTTAACAAAGGTTGTGCTAAAACTACTTCTTTTAAATTCTGTGAACCAACTATGCCTTCAAATGTAGGTAGTAATAAAATACAATGACTTAAATCTGCTGGTAAATTTGTTGGTAGTTTACCATATTGTTCTAAATCAGAATATTCATCAACAACCATTTCAACATGACCATGATGAAAAGTAAACTCGGGTAAAGTAACCTCATCTTGATTAGGAGTTCCTCGTTGGTTTACATTTAATGGATTTACTGCCAAATTCGTCATTATGAGTCACCATACTTTTGTCTTATCTCAGACATATCAACAATGTCGTCTTTCTTCTTCTGTAAGTCCTCTGCTACATCTTCAAGGGAAGCCATAAGTTGTTCTTTCTCTTCATCAGATAATAGACTAACACCACTTTCATCAATAGTTTGTTTGGACATTATCCTTTGATACAGAGTGGCTAGTTTAACAAGATTGTCATCATTCTTAATACCGACATCCATTAGTTCTTTGATAATAGGACCTACGATAGCGATATCTTCAATACCTTGTATGTAACCATGTACCTCTTGGATTAACAAGTCGATTTGAGTTTTCTTTAACTTGTTATTCTCGTATATCTCTTGGGATAAATCCGAGAAGTTTTTGTCACCGAATATTTTTATATCATTTTCCATACATATAAATATAGTATGGTTACAATATTACACTAAAGAACCTGTATATCTTAGGTTATCTATGTGACCTTTTGTAAGCACTTCTTCTTGGATTTTAGGATATATTTTACGGAATGTGTTCGTAATCTGAGTTATTTTAGATGTTTTAACATCTGTCATCTCACGAATCATTATATAGATTGCTTTCTTATTAAAGTTATCTATGTTATCTTTATTTCTACAAAGATATAATATAGACTCAGCAATCTCTCTGTCTTGGTCTTTTGGAAAGAGTCTTTCTATATTTTGGTCAAAATAATCAATAGTCTTTTTAAATACATCAGATGATGGATTTTTATTTATAACTTCATCATCGTGACCGTGGTCATACAAAACATCTATGTCATCGTGTATCTTCATCTTCTTGTAGTTAGCATTATTATTTAAGATAAGATAATTTTTTGCTACTACAGAAAAATAACTAAAAGCTTTACTCCCCTTTGTTTCATCAAATTTATGCATGTTAAGAACAAGGTTAGAAACAACCTCTTCTTGTAAGTCTCTAAACCCATAACTAAAATAACTAAACTTAAAAGTATTAATTATATTTTCTGCTAACTTAAGAAATGCTGTATGTATTTCATCAGTATAAATTTTATTTCTTACTGATGGACTATCAGAATGGTTATATCTTACAATAGCATCATGTACTGGTGTACCAAAATATATTTTACTTTTCTTTCGTCTCTTCTTCATTTTCTTCAACCTCGGTTTCAAATAAATTATCTAATTCTTGACCAAGTTGTTTTATCTCCGTAAAGAAAAAACCAACTTCATCGTCTGATTCAAATGTTCCTTTATCGTCTATCACTTTAAGTTGAAGTTTTATTGATTCTATTGTATTGCTTATGTTTAGTATTATGTTTTCGTATTCGTTGATACGGCGTAATGCATAGAAAGTCACCACGCTTAAAAAGGTGGCAACAATTCCTAATGTAATGGTAATAATGTAATGTAACAATTATGACTCTAAATCTAGTATTTTATCATCTATTAAATCTATGACTTCTATGAGTATTTCGTTTTGATCTTCTTCATGATGTGTATCTATTTCTAATAACAAAGCTTTTAAATCTTCTAAAAAGATTATCATCTCTGAGTTTATCATTAAGCATCTCCTACTATTTGACTAAAGAGTTGAGTAAGTTCTTCATCATCCCACTCGACTAACTCTTCAATATGTTTATCTATTGTCGAAACCATATCTTTCAAATAACCATCTTGAAGTTGTTGTATTGTCTTATCATATAATTCAGGATTTTCTATCTCTAATACATCGAGTATTTGATTAATCAAGTCATTAGCATCTGTAAGATTCTTACGAACCTTATAAAACATTTCTTTATGCCTTGATTGCTCAATCTCCAACGAATCTAAACGACTCATTATGAAAGATAATACTTTAATGATTTGTTCGTTATTTTCTTTTGTTTCCATACACTCATAAATATTCTGCCAATCAATCAAATCACTTATATTTAAGTATTAAGATTTTAGATTTTAATATACATCCATCCCAATATCACCTAATGTTTTTAAGTCTTCGCGACCATCACATTCGGAGTAATCATCAACAGCAATATCATCTAATTCACCTTCATTAAAGTAATCAAGATTGACTCTCTTGTTTTCTTTATAGTTAGGAGTAGATGATGAATGTTTATCCATAGACTTCATTTGTCTCTTATCATCTGCTGACAATTCAAATTGAGAAATATCAATTGTTTTAGTTTTCATGTTTAACCTCTTGTTTTATTATTATTTAAATTTCCGGGGCATAGAAGAAAGGAAGAAAGAACTATGCCCCATAAGAACCTCTAAAAAGATCGAGATTCAATTCTTTGAGAACGATAACCTATTTAAGTATCCATAATAATATACAAATAAATAACCATTAAGTCAAGCATTATTTTTGAGAACTTGAAACTAAATTGTTAGAAACTTGTTCACTTAAAAGTGATTGTATTGTGAAGTATAAAGAGGGATTTCGTTTCAATAAATCCTTAAAATCTTTTTGTGGCCAGACTAAACACTCTGTGTCGTGTGTTACTTTACAAGTGGCAGTTGCTGGTTTCTCTGTAAGGAAAGACATCTCCCCTACAAACTGACCATCTTTTAACTCAGCTACTTTGTTATCATTAACTAAAATATCAACCATACCATTGTAAATTAAAATTAAATCATTTACAGGTTTACCTTGTTGAATAATTGGTAATGGTGATTTAAATTTTTTCCATTGTGCAATCTTAGTAATCTTTAGAAACTCTACTGGTGATAAACCACGAAACATAGTCTCGTATAATTCTTGTTCTTTTGTAGACATTTTAACAGGTCTCTTTTCGTATATGATAACTGCTATGTGATATAAATTTACAACTACAAAAACAATATTCCAACCTATTGGAAGCCACATAGGTTCGATTGGTATATAGAAATTATAAAGTACAGAGAACAAACTAGCAAGTATAGATAGTATTCTAAGATATAGTATGTCCTTAACTAAAAAGGAAAAGGCAATAAGACCAAATGCTAAATGACCAGCTATTGTAGCGATGTTCATTTTAGATTTTTAAATACTCGTTTAACATAAAAATTATTGTTAACATAAGTGGGTGAATACTTTTTAGTAGCAGTAGGACCGTGACTATAAGCCGTAAGTGTAGATTCTAAATCATCAAAATGACTATCCAACTTAGATAGATACTTTATCCCAACCGTAACATTTACATACGGGTCAAACAAGTCTTGTTTAGGTGTGTTAAATTCTGATTTTGCTGTAGATGGTAACACTTGCATTAAACCTATTGCCCCACTAGTGGAGACAGCTTTATGATTCCAATCTGACTCAGTTTGTATCACGGCTTTAACCATTTCATAATCAACCCCATACTCCCAACAGAGAGCTTCTATATAAATAAGTATGTGTTTGAGTTTAGATTTATTCAAAGAAGATTTGATTTCTTCTGCCTGTAGTTCATAGTCACTTGAAGAAAATGGCACATTGACCATACGAACAACAGTTTCGGTTTTGGTTTGTATAGGTATGTTGGGTTTTGTTACTTCTATGTAAACCATAACAGACAAAGCCGTAGTCGATACACCTAATAGGTAGTATAGTTTATTTACTGACATATTATTATCCTTTCTTTATTAATAAATATAAGGTGACACTTCTTCTTTTAAGTCGTTGACTATTTGAGGACTAAAGAATTAGCATCACCTTATGAATTGTTTTCTAACTTCTTTAAAAACTTTTTTTCTTTTGAGGACATCATTTGTAGTTTAGAAAGGTTATCAATCATCTTACCCTTCTGAACTAATGATATTTTGTCTTGTGAATATAACTCGTTTACTTTGTCTACTGCCGGTTGATAACCCCATTCGATAAATTCTTTTACGATAGTTTGGTAGAGGGTTTCGGTCTTCATATGAGAGAACTTTTGAGAGATTTTTTTTAAAGATTTTTTCGTTGTCTCTTTATTATATATATTGTCATAGTATCTTTCCAACCACCTATCCCAACTATTATCAGCATAAATACCTTTGGCAGTTCGACCACCATTAGCAGACCTTCGGTCTAATCTCTGAATATTTCTTTTAGTATCTTCTTGGACAGGTTGGACAACCGAACCTGTTTTATGTGGATAGACAACATGAGCTGAATACTTTTGTATATCGGAACAATCGATACAAGTATATAAACCAAGTTGGACTCGTGATGAATCCAACTCTGTCGAACACTCTCTACATACTATATCACTTGTCGTCTGCAAACCTATCAAACGGGTCTAATTGTTTATCAGTTATAATAGCTTTTTCTATCTCGTCTTTGAGATAATACAAGTCACACCTAGCACCATCTATATAACCTTGTGAATCCACATTAGCATTATACTCTGGTAGAGTGTTCATAGCGTCATCTAACTGACCTTCTATGTCTACCAGTTTATCTAATATTTTTTTATAATCCATAAGGCATATCCCTATCTAAGTCAATTTCGGAATCATACACCTCATCCATTAAAGAATTATCAATTCCATAAGAACCTGTTTGACAAATCCTATCTGTCATATCATTTTCTAACCTAGTCATCAACGCCTTATTACCTTCTGGACTCATCCAAGTAGTCCTATGGAACTTGCCATTAACCCACATCTCAACCACCTTGATTGAGTCTGAAATACTGCTGTGGCAATACTCCACTTTAACATTGTCATTACCGACAACATATTCATACACATAAGTCATTTATGCTTCTCCCTTTACTTTGTTAAAAAATTCTTCCTTTGTAATACCAAGTCTACCTTTGGTTTTCAAACCCCAAGATAAGTCACTCTTTAGTTGTTTGTTAGCTAACACTTTACTCCAAAAAACTATATTTGGATTCTCACAAACAAACTCATAATTTTTTAAGAACCTAACAACAGCATCTTTCCTAAAGAAGTAATCCCTCTCATACTTAAGATTAAGAGTAGTAGTCCACAACTTTAAGTCACCATTATAATCCACTTCAACATGCACCATATGAGTGGTGCCGGTTTTCTTATTTACCCAATAAGTGGTGGTGTCAACACCTTTAAATTTTCCGAAGTTCATTGTTTTTTCCCTTTTTGTCATATGTAAAGATACAAAGAATAATTAATAAAGTCAAGCATTATTTTACTTTTTTTACAAATAATTAGGACCTGTCCAACTATAAAATTTATTACCATCGTAGATATTACCCCTTGCCCATTTAGCAGGAGCTCTCCAACTAGCAGCCTTAAATACATCACCTTTCTTATGTGGTATTCCTTTTAGTTCTCCATCACTATTAGCAATAAATCCCCATACCGAAGTACCTTTCATAATCTTAGTGTATTTCCTACCACTCTTAACATCAAGTTCATCATTGAATCTCTGAATACCTTCTTCCCAATTTGTCCAATTAGCGTAATCTTCTTTAATACCTACAAGTAGGTTAGTGACAGCATCCCAAAAATCAATGGTTGAATTTTTATCATATGTCATTAATTAACTCCTATTTGTTGTTCTAAATTTCCATACATAAGTAAGGCACTTACAATTTCATCTACTTCGTCTGTCCACTCATCTGTGGGTTCATCAAAGTAAATCTCACCAGTATCGTGGTCGTAAATTTGATGAATGTAGTTTTCATTATGAGTACCATCATTAAGATTATACCAAACTACTGCTAGATTATGAACAGGACCTGAGTGGTCTATTAGACCTAAATTCCTCAGATACTTTTCAAAACCGATGTTCTTAATTTTATGTTTACCATCAATGTAAACATCCTTTCCAAGTAGATAACTTGGACCGTAAATAGTTTCATTAAATTCCATAATGTAACTCCGCTTTCATTTCTAAGTAATTAGCTTCTGTGTTCGTCCAATCTAAATACTCTTCAATCACATCCCAATCCACGGTACTAAGAGCATCAAACCACTCATCATTCTCTATGTCATTGACATGACAAGCACCACCTTCATCATAACCACCATCAGGGTACTGAGGGTAAGTTACGCCATTTCCATCAATGACACAACCAACACTTTTTAATTCAACCAAGTTCATTATTTTTTTCCTTTTTCTTACACCTAAAGCTACTAATAAATTTTAATAAAGTCAAGCATTATTTAAAACTTTTTTTATTTTTATTTACTATATAAGTGTAGTTCCATTTACCATCTTCGTCCTTTCGGTAAACTGCTTGAATGTTCTCCCAATCAAAATGAAAGGAACAATATTGTGTAAGTTTTTTATTGTCTTGTGGAAATATAAAACTATCAAAGTTATCGGTGTATTTATGTTCTACTCCTTTATAGTCTACCAGTGGGTAACTCGTTACCTTTGTTGGAACTCTTGCTATTGGAACTTTTCTATTTGTAGCACATCCAATAATACTGAACATTATGAATCCACATAAAAAGAATAATATAAATCTCTGCGTGTTTGTCATTTGATTACCTCGTTGAGTCGTGGGTGAGAATCGAACTCACTTAGACGGGTTTGCAATCCGTTGCCTAACCATTCGGCCACCACGACATAAATTTTAAAACACCTTAATAGTCAGTTAAACTAAATTAACCCGGTTATCAGCCTTCATCATATTCATAAAGGTGTTTTGTGGAGCTGACAGGACTCGAACCTGCGACATCCTCCGTGCAAGGGAGGCGCTCTCCCAGCTGAGCTACAGCCCCATTAATTAGAAATCACCAGGTGCTACTTGGAAACAAGTAAGACCTTCAGCTCTCCACATATCGACAACCTTTTGTCTGTCATCAACTGTCATAAGAACATCGTTCTTATCTACAAAAGTATCTAACATAGCTTTCTTTAAGATTTCATCAGGCATAAATCTCATTTCAGGTGTGGCTGGATTACCATCAGCAATCGGCCACGAATCTGATTTGAACTTATCAGGCCTCAAAACCAAAAGGTCATATGGAACTTTATACTTTTCTAACCAGTCTTTAGTAGTGTAAAAACTTCTATCATTTCTACCACTAAATATAACTATCTTAAAACCATCTTTATGAAAAGTTTGAGCCATCTTAATGACTGGTATATTTGGTTCATCTAACTTAATATTTTCGGCATCAAAGAATACATCCCAATCCATTTTAGATTGAGTTGGTTTATTACCAGTAGGTGAACCAGCCTTTATTCTCCTCTTTTCTATAATAGCAAGAGTACCATCTAAATCAAATATAACCGTTTTCTTATTCATTCTTTTCCCTTTTTCTTAGACTTAAATATAACAAAGAAAATGTATATAAGTCAAGCAATTTCTTTATTTAAATCAATCTTTTCTTGTTGCCGTGATTTGCGTTTTTTACTCTTTATCACTTTCGTGGTGGGTATTGGAAAGTCCGACATCTTTGGTTTGTATGGTTTCTTTTTTTTCTTCTTCATACCTATAAATATAACTTATCTCCAATCCGACCTCAGATAT